AAACAGTATAAAGCCAAAGGTGGCGGTTACAAAAGTTAAGAGGGCGATATGGACCCAGTGACAATAATCGGTGGGGCCACAGTCGCCTTTAACGCCATCAAACAAGGCATAGCTGTAGGTCGTGACTTACAGGATATGGGTGGTCAGCTAACTAAGTGGGCTAGTTGTATGTCCGACTTAGGTCAAGCTGAAAAACAAGTAAAGAATCCCCCGTGGTGGAAATCTATGGGTGGCTCTGTTGAAGCTGAAGCTATAGAGATATTTGCAGCTAAACGTAAAGCAGAAGCTATGCGTAAGGAGCTAAAGGATCACATTAGTTTTGTAATGGGTCCATCAGCTTGGGATGAACTTGTACGTATTGAAGGTAAGATACGTAAACAAAAGAAAGAACAAGAGTATCGTAAAGCAGAGATACAAGAAGCCATTATAACTTGGACACTATCGGGTCTGTTATTGATGTCTGGTATCGGTGCTATCATATTCTTTGCATGGTTAGTATCAAATGGCTAAAGCTAAATCACAACAAAGTCTTGACAGATGGACAAAACAAAAGTGGAGAACCAAAAGTGGTAAGCCTTCAACACAAGGTCCAAAAGCTACTGGAGAACGTTATCTACCAGAGGCGGCTATTAAAGCTATGTCTAGTTCGCAATATGCGGCGAGTTCAGCAAAGAAAAGAAAAGATACTGCAGCAGGTAAACAGTTTTCTAAACAACCTAAAGGTGCTGCTCAAACTGCCAAACGTTTCAGAAGGTCTTGATACATGGTCGTAGATTTTGATGTAGATGGTGATGGTACAATCACACCAGAAGAAGTAGCAATGAAAGAACGTATGCTTGAGATAGAGCTACGTGAAGAAAAAGCAGAATCACAAAAGTTTATGGCGTGGGTAGCTATGGGTATGATGATTATATTTACAATATTTTTGTTTACTCCCATGTTGTCTGATTCACGTGTAAATGCTCTAGCAGATTTGCTAGGGCTATTTTATATTGCCCAGACAGGTGTAGTTGCCGCCTACATGGGTGCAACAGCTTATATGGCAGGTAAACCTATGGGCAACAAATCAACAAAGGATATGAGATAATGTTTGGACGTAGATCAAGAATGGGTCGTAGACCTACAAGAGGTAGAGTAGCAGGACGTATGCCTTCAAGAACACCTACTCGTCGTACACCAACTCGTGCTGCACCTACACGGACACCTACTCGTCGTACACCTGTACGTGGACAGCAATCTAAACAAATGGATGCTTTTAATAAAGCACAGGCAAAAGAAAAACGTTCATCTGGACGTGGACAGCAAGCTAGACGTAGAATGCCTTTACGTAGTATGAGAGGTCTTGGCATGAGAGGTATAGCAAGTAGGATGCGGCGTAAATAATGTTTAAACTTTCTCAACGTTCATTAGATAAACTAGATGGTGTGCATCCTGATATGGTAGCAGTTGTTAAACGTGCTATTGAATTGACGGATGTAGACTTTGGTGTGACCTATGGTGTACGTACACTTGCAGAGCAAGAGGAACTGTATAACTCAGGTCGCAGCCAAACTATGAAATCCAAACATCTTATTCAGGATGATGGATACTCACATGCCGTAGACCTTGTAGCTTATTTTGGTTCTAACGTAAGTTGGGAACTCAATGTCTATGATAACATCTGCGATGCTATGGCACAGGCTGCAGAAGAACTAGAAGTGCCTATTAAATGGGGCGCAGCTTGGTCTGAAGGTGACATTCGTTATTACGATGATACTGCAGAAGATGCTATGAATGCATATATTGACTTGCGTCGATCACAAGGTCGTAGACCATTTATTGATGCCCCACATTTTGAAATGATGTGAGGACACTATGAAAAAAGAAGATTCTTGGCATCTATCTAAATCTGTTCCTATAACTTTTATAGTAGCTATAGCTTTACAGACTGCAGCTTTAGTGTGGTACGTATCTACATTAGATAGTGCAATAAAGCAGAACTCTAAAGATATTTTACGTAACGAGACTAGATTGAATACAATAGAAAAGATTGTTCAAAACCAAGCAGTTACTTTAGGACGAATGGATGAAAATATAAAAGCCATCAGAGAAATGATGGAAAGAAATAGATCAGAAAAATGAAATGGTTAGTCCTGATTCTATTATTGTCTAGCTGTGGATTAACATCTTTACTGCCTACTGGTGGAACTAATGTAGCTGCTAATACACAGTTAGGAAAAGAAAATAAACAAGCTGTAGTTACTTATGAAGAAGAGCAAACTAATAATGCAGGACGTGATATTATAACAGAAACCAAAGAAGTAGAAGCAGGTCCAGTAGAACGTTTGGATATTACAAATACAAACATTCCACCTTGGGTGATGATACTACTGTTACTAGGATGGCTACTTCCTACCCCCACACAAATAGGTCAATCAATAGCAAATTTTGTGCTTGCATTGTTTAAAAGAAAGAGTTAAAATGGCACGAGCATTAACAGAAAAACAACAGAAACTACTTGCAGCCTTATTTGACGAGGCAGGTGGTGATATTAATGTTGCTAAACGAATAGCAGGATATTCGGATGCTACTTCATCTACGGAGATCATTAACTCTTTAAAAGAAGAAATACTAGATGCTACATCTGCATATATGGCACGTAATGCTCCTAAAGCTGCAATGGCTATGGTAGGTGCTCTGTACGATCCTACAGAACTAGGTATTCGTGATAAGATGTCAGCAGCAAAAGAATTACTAGATCGTTCTGGCCTAGTTAAAACAGAGAAAATGCAAGTAGAAGCAAAAGGCGGCGTTATGCTTATGCCACCAAAACAAATGGATGATGATGACTAAACCTCTACAAAAGTGGAAGTTACCCCAACCAACTGATATAAAAGAAGACAATGAATGGATTCCTATTCCCCGAATCTCTAGGACCATTCCCTTTGGATACGAAGTAGACCCTGATGATCCTGATGTGCTGTTGCCTATTGAGCATCAACTTGATATGCTTGAACAGGCTAAAAAGTACCTTAAACAGTACTCTTATCGTGAAGTAGCTAACTGGCTCACACGAAATACTGGTAGAGATATATCTCACGTAGGATTACGGAAACGGTTGGACAATGAACGACAACGAAAAAACAAAGCTGCAAGCTTACGCCGATGGGCAAAATATGCCGAAAAGGCAATCGCCAAGGCGCAGGAAATCGACAGTAAAAGACTCGGTGCCAAAGCAAACGAGGAAGACTACGAGGAAGCCAAAGCCTGAACCCGCAAAGATAGTTGAAGAGATTCCTATTGAGGAACAACACAACGTAATCTTTAAACCTAATGCAGGACCACAGACAGAGTTTCTTGCTGCAGGTGAACGTGAAGTTCTATATGGCGGCAGTGCAGGTGGTGGAAAAAGTTATGCAATGTTAGCAGACCCTTTACGGTATATGGGTCACCCTAACTTTTCAGGGCTACTGCTACGTCACACAACAGAAGAACTTAGGGAACTTATATTTAAGTCACAAGAAATGTACCCTAAGATATGGCCTGGAATTAAGTGGTCAGAAAGAAAGATGCAGTGGACTGCGCCATCTGGTGCGAGATTGTGGATGTCCTACCTAGACAGGGAAGATGACGTTCTGCGTTACCAAGGTCTAGCTTTTAGTTGGATAGGCTTTGACGAACTTACTCAGTGGGCCACCCCCTTCGCATGGAACTACATGAGATCACGTCTACGGTCCACTGCACCCGACTTGCCTATCTTTATGAGGGCTACTACAAACCCAGGAGGTAGAGGTCACCATTGGGTTAAAAAAATGTTTATTGACCCATCTCCTGCAGGAAAGTCTTTTAATGCAACTGATATTGAAACAGGTGAAGAGCTTAGATACCCTGCAGGTCATGCAAAGGCAGGAAAGCCTTTGTTCAAACGTAGGTTTATACCTGCACGTCTTTCAGACAATCCTTACCTAAGTGAGCAAGGTGACTATGAGGCAATGCTACTATCGTTGCCTGAACAACAACGTAGGCAGTTGCTTGAAGGTGATTGGGACATTAAAGAAGGTGCAGCCTTCACAGAGTTTGATCGTAACGTACACGTTATTGAACCATTTAAGATACCAAATAACTGGGTAAAGTTTAGGGCGTGTGATTATGGATATGGTTCTTATAGTGCTGTTGTGTGGTTTGCCGTTGCGCCTGATGAACAACTTATCGTATATAGAGAATTGTACGTCAGTAAAGTACTCGCAACAGACCTTGCCGATATGGTCTTGAACCTAGAGGCTGAAGATGGTAACATTAAGTATGGCGTACTCGACAGTTCTTTGTGGCATAAACGTGGAGACACTGGACCTAGCCTAGCAGAGCAAATGATTAGTCGTGGTTGTCGTTGGAGGCCATCAGATCGTTCTAAAGGTTCCCGTGTAGCAGGTAAGAACGAAATACACAGACGGTTACAAGTAGACGAGTTTACAGAAAACCCCAGACTAGTATTCTTTAACACTTGTACAAACTTAGTGGCACAGTTACCTGCTATACCACTAGATAAGAAAAACCCAGAAGACATTGACACTCATTCGGAAGATCACTTGTATGACGCATTACGATATGGTATAATGTCAAGACCACGGTTTAGTATATTTGACTACGATCCTAACAATACATACTCTTCGGGTATGAGAGTAGCAGATTCAACATTTGGCTATTAAGGAAAATTAAATGGCAGAAGAAAATGACATCTTTATTGAAGACGATTCAATCGCATTAGAGGATACAGAAAACTCTACTGAGTTTGATGCAGAGACTTCAAAAATCATACCTTACGTAATGGAACGGTTCAGCCGTTCTGAAGATGTTCGTCGTCAAGATGAGGAACGTTGGTTAAGATCGTATCGGAACTACCGTGGTATTTATGGCCCTGATGTACAATTTACTGATGCGGAGAAATCCCGTGTATTTATTAAAGTTACTAAAACAAAAACTCTTGCTGCCTACGGGCAGATTGTGGATGTTCTGTTTGCTAACAATCGTTTTCCTCTTTCTATAGAACCGACCGAACTGCCTGAAGGTGTAGTGGCAGATGTAAGTTTTGATCCTGCTGAACCAGAGCAAATGCGTGAAAATGGTTTAGATAAAGAGATTAATCCTTATGGCTTTAAAGGTGACGGTAAAGAGTTTCCTGCAGGTGCTACACTTAAAACACTAAACGAAATGCTTGGTCCTATAAAGGATAAGTTTGAAGGTATTGATAATGTAAAACAAGGTGTAGGCAAAACTCCTACAGCAGTTACGTTTAGTCCTGCAATGATTGCAGCAAAGAAGATGCAAAAGAAAATCCAAGATCAGTTGGAAGAATCATCTGCATCTAAACACCTACGTAGTACAGCATTTGAAATGGCACTGTTTGGTACAGGTGTCATGAAAGGTCCATTTGCTGTAGACAAAGAATATCCTAACTGGGATGAAGAAGGTAATTATGATCCTATGATCAAGACAGTACCTCAAGTGTCTCATGTATCTGTATGGAACTTTTATCCTGACCCAGATGCAAACAGCATGGATGAAGCACAGTATGTGATTGAACGTCACAAGCTTTCTCGTACACAAATGAGAGCTTTGAAGAAACGTCCATACTTCCGTAGTGCAGTTATTGATGAAGCAATCTCTCTTGGTGAGAATTACGACAAGCAGTATTGGGAAGACGATCTATCCGACTATGCATCAGAGCATGGCATTGAACGTTTTGAGGTACTAGAGTATTGGGGTATGGTTGACACCGAAATGCTAGAAGAGCAAGGTGTCGATATTCCTGAAGAGCTAATGGCGTTTGATGAACTACAAGCAAACGTGTGGATTTGTAATGGAAAACTACTTCGTATGGTTCTTAACCCATTCAAACCTGCTCGTATTCCATACCAAGCTGTACCTTACGAACTAAACCCATACTCATTCTTTGGTGTAGGTATTGCCGAAAATATGGACGATACGCAAACCTTGATGAATGGTTTCATGCGTATGGCAGTGGATAATGCTGTATTGTCTGGTAACCTACTGATTGAGGTAGATGAAACTAACCTAGTTCCAGGCCAAGACTTATCAGTATACCCAGGCAAAGTATTCCGTAGACAAGGTGGTGCACCAGGACAAGCTATCTTTGGCACTAAGTTCCCGAATGTCGCAGGTGAAAACTTACAACTGTTTGACAAGGCACGAGTGCTTGCTGATGAATCCACAGGCTTTCCATCATTTGCACACGGTCAAACTGGTGTGTCAGGTATAGGCCGTACAGCTAGTGGTATCAGTATGCTAATGGGTGCTGCCAGTGGTGGTATCAAAAACGTAATTAAAAACATTGACGACTATTTATTACGTCCAATGGGTGAAGGTCTATTCCGTTTCAATATGCAGTTTGACTTTGATCCAGAGATGCGTGGTGACCTAGAAGTTAAAGCACGTGGAACTGAAAGTCTGATGGCTAACGAAGTACGTAGTCAACGACTAATGCAATTCTTGCAAGTATCATCCAACCCTGCACTTGCACCATTTGCTAAGTTCCAATACATTATTCGTGAGATTGCAAAGTCTCTTGATCTTGACCCCGACAAAGTAACTAACAATATGGACGAGGCTGCACTGCAAGCAGAACTTATGAAAGGTATGCAAGCACAACAGCCAACACCAGAGGGTGCTCCTGCAGGGGCAAACCCAATGGATACATCGGGAGCAGGTGGCGGTAACATTGGCATAGGCCAAGCACCTACACCACAGGAACAAGGATTTAGTGGTAATGCAGGACAAGGAGCACCTCAACAAGCTCAAGGCGATGGTCAGCAACCAAGCCCAATGGTCTAAGTTTGAAGACTACTTAGACTTTATAATAGCACAACAACATCGTGTCATGGAACAAACAAATGAAGTTGTTGCAATGCATAGAGCACAAGGTGCTATCTATCAATTACGTAGACTTAAACTATTACGTGATGAAGTACTTAAATCAGGATAAATAAATGGCAGGATTAGGCAAAGGACTTAAAGCATTAGCAGGGTCCGTTACCCCACCTAAAAAAGATATAAATCCATTGCTAAAGCAAATGGAAGAAGCTTTTACAACTCCTGATCCTGCTCCTTTTGGTGAAGGTTCAGAATTTGAAACAGAGGTAGTAGGAAGATTTTATTCTCCTGTATATTCTGCTATTAAAAAAATGCCTATAGGTAAAGAGGGTACTAAAGGCGAAAATATTATGGGGTATTTAAACAAACGTGCCCCTAACGTAGATAAATCTGAACTAGAATCTTTTAATATTAACCTTGAACCAAATAAAAAATATACTAGAGAAGAAGTATTAGCATTAGCTAGAGAAAAAGGTTCTCCTGATTATACTATTGAAAAACAAAAATATCCAGAATACTACGAAGAACAAAGGCAAAAAGTTTCCGATAAAGAAATAGACTATGTTGAACTAACTGTTCAAGGTAAACAAGATTATACGGTAAGTTCTTCTAAAGCACATTTTGGCGGTAGAAAAAATATAGGTCACACACGAGCTTCTATTAGACAAGAGGTGCCTGAAGGTGGTCCACTTTCACAAAAAATAAAAGATCGTCCTCGTTATCTTTTAGTTGAAGAATTACAAAGTGATTTAGCTGCAAAAAAAGATAGTCTTACAACTGAAGAATTTAGTTTTTTTGACAACGACTATATTACCGTGCTTGATCCCGATACGGACATTGAACAATTTAATAATCAAGTATTTTATCCAAGAATTTCAAGTAATTTTGATGAGCTAGTAGATGAGTTAAATGTTGACTTTAATATCTACGTAGATAGAAATGTAGTTAATACAATTAAAAATTTTTATGCTACTACTTTTAATCCTGAATTAATTGATAGTGTTAATGATCTTAAAAGAATATACGAAGACGATAATTATAAAAACGCATTAATAAAACAATTAAAAGATGAACACAATATTGATGCTGCAGGAAGAGACATAGAAACAGTTGCATTAGATGCAATTAGAAAAAAATCAGACACTTCATCTGGAGAAACAGATTGGTCTTCTGATGGAGAATATGAGTATTCACCTGATGAAGTTTTAGAAAGAGAAATAAAAAGAGCTACAATAGGTACTAAAAATTTTATAAATAGTCTTTACCTAAGTAGTTCACCAAAAGCAAAACCAAAAGAAATACAAAAACTACCTGTTACTACTAGAACTGAGTATGTAAAACGATTGTTGTTAGCAAACATTGCTTACGCAAAACAAAATGGTATTAATAAAATTGTTATTCCAAATTACAAAGAAATAGCAAGACAAAGAGTAGATACTTTTGATGCTGTTTTATATGATAGAGGAATGGATGAATCTGATCCTATAGTGCAAAAGTATAAAAAGGCACTTGAAAAAGGTGAAGAAGTTGGAGTAGCACAAGAATATTTTGAAAGTGTATTTAAACCTATATATGAAGATGCTGTAAAAAAAGTGTTAAACGGTTTAAAAACAGAAACAAAAGGTGCTATTAAAACTAAAACAAAACAATTAAAGTATCCTGATTTAACAGAACCAGATCGTTTTAGAAAATCAAATGCTTTAGAAATAGATATTACTGAATTTGAATATGATCCAGAGACAAGTATATTTAGATTTGCAGAAGGTGGAGCAGTTCCTATGGAAGAACAAATGAAACTCTTTGAAGAGGGTGGCCTCAGAGATGAAGGCGGCATGGTAGATGAAGTATCAGGAAACGATGTTCCAATTGGAAGCACTCGTAAAGAAGTACGAGATGATATACCTGCAATGCTAAGTGAAGGAGAGTTTGTATTTCCTGCAGACGTAGTACGTTTTCTTGGATTAGAACGACTAATGAATCTTAGGCAAGAAGCTAAAATGGGCTTGAAACAAATGGAAGCTATGGGGCAGATGGGCAACAGTGATGAAGCTACAATGCCTGATGACTTGCCGTTTGGTATGGCTGACTTGGTTATTGTTGAAGGTGAAATGGAACCACAGGAAAAAGCACACGGTGGTGTTATTCATGCTAATCAAGGTACGTTTGTAACACCTATCTTTGACCCACAAAGTCAAGATGTACGTCCATATACAAATGATGGTGGGCAAACAGTTCGTTACATTCCATTTTTAAATGGGCAACCTGTTTACCCAATTCCTGAAGGATATGTACCACTAGATCAAGCTACTGCACCAGAAGCAGAAGAAACACCTGAAGCTATTCCAACAGGTGGTGATGACGGTGGATCAACACCGCCATTTCAATCTGAGTTCCAAAAAGCAGGTGGATGGAATATGGACACTTCTGCCACAGATGGTAAAGCATTAGACATGTGGATTAAAGAAGCAGAAAAAGTAAGTACGTTTGGTAACGTAGCTGCAGGTATTGGTGCTGCAATTAATCCATTAATGGGTGGTATGATTGCTCTTGCTAATAAGCAACAAAAGAAACAAATTTTAGATATGCTTGATGAAAAGATTGCACAAGCACGTAAGACACCTATTCAAGGGCAAGTAGCTGCATTACAAGAAGTAAAAGATCGTTTGACAAATCCTGAACGAAAAGGTATACTTGCTAAAGCAATTAGTGAAATTACAGGAACAATTGGTGATGCACTTGGTTTAACCGAAGAAGAAAAGAAAAAATCTAAAGTGGGTGGAGCAGTTAATGCTACACAAAATACAAATGAAAATGATGATAAAACAAATGCAGATGCGGAGTCTGCAGCAAATCAACCAGATCAAGTAGCCGATCAATTAATTGATAATGGTATTTTAGGTCCAGAAGATTTTGCTCCTAAACCACCAGAAATTACTGAACCAGAAGTACAGCTAGAAGTTGGTCCTGCTATACCAACTGCACCTGTAGCACCAGAAACTCCTGAAGCTATACCGACTGCACCAGAGTTACCTGTTGATATAGTTCCTAGTAGTCTTCCAAAAACACCTAAAGCTATGTCTGTTCCAATAGACTCTCTAACAGTTAAATCACCAGAAGAGGGTGCTACACCAGATACATTACCTTTACGTACTGCACAAACAGTAGCAGGTGCAGGTATGACAAAGATACAAACAGCACTAGATGAAATACGTGCATCTATGCCTTATCGTGGTCCTGTATCAGGTATGACTATGGAAGAAAAACTAGCAGACCCAACGGCTCCGTTTAAGAAAGGTTGGGAAAAGCTAACAGAAGCTATTAGTCAAGTGTCTACTACAGACTACACACCACCTACTCAACCTACTCCTACGACAGTAAGTACTGGTGGAAGTGATGATGACGGCCCAAGTTTTGCAGAACAAATGCAAAAAACAATGCAAGAAAAAGCAACTGAATCTTTAAAAACTGCAGATCAAAAAACTGCAGAAGTTGCTGCTAAAGCACAAGAAAAAGGAGCATCAAAAGCTCAAGTAGAAAAGATAAAATCCGAGGGTGCTAAAGTTAAAGAAAAACTTGAACAGCAATCTAAGGGTATCAAGACAGGCTTCAAGAAAGGTGGACTTGCAAGCCGTAAAAAGTAATAACCACCAATTTGACTAGCTACCCATCCCCCTACCAACAGGCTACGGTGGCCCTAGTAAGGAAGACATAATGTCAGATACAATTATGGCTGAAGAAATGCAGCCTCAAAAGAAAGTGGCTTTTGCCAATCGTAAATACACAAACGAAGAACGTTTGAGAAAAGAAGAAGAAGAACTTGAACAGCTAATAGCTGAACAAAAGGGTGAAGCAGTACAAGAGGAACCTCAAGAAGCTGAACCTACAAATGCTGAAGAACGTAGCTTTAAGAAACGTTATGGTGATCTACGCCGACACCAACAGCAAAAAGAAAAAGAATACGAAGATCGTATTAATGCACTTGAGCAACAGCTTACTCAAGCAACAAAGCAAGAAATCCGACTACCTAAGTCAGATGAAGACATTGAAGCTTGGGCAACAAAGTATCCAGATGTTGCTGCTATTGTTGAAACTATTGCAATTAAAAAGGCAAAAGAACAATCAGCAGACTTGGAACAACGTGTAAAAGTAGTAGACGAAATGCGGGAGACTGCAGCACGTGAAAAAGCTGAAGCAGAGTTGATGCGATTGCATCCTGACTTTAATGACATTCGTGACAGTGATGACTTTCATGAATGGGCAGAAGAACAACCCAAATGGGTACAGGATGCATTGTACGAGAATGACAATGATGCTCGTTCTGCTGCTCGTGCAATTGATCTTTACAAAGCTGATCGTGGCATTAAGAAAACTAGAGTCACATCAAAAGATGCTGCACGTTCTGTGGGAACACGGAATCAACGTAGTAAGCCACAATCAGATGGAACAGGAAGTGCAATCCTAGAGTCTGATGTGCAAAAAATGTCTGCACAAGAATACGAAAAACGATCTGATGAGATCATGGAAGCTATTCGTACAGGCAACTTTATATATGATTTATCTGGTTCAGCTAGGTAAAACATGTTGACATTATAGTTATTTATGATATAACTATATATAATGATAAGTTAGTGTGACCCCATTTGGACTACTCACACTAACTTGTATTTCGCAAACAGCATATCCTTTCGGACAACCTAATGTCTCATGGCCCGTTAATTACAGTGTAGGCCAATACTGTATGACACGCACCCTAGTAGAGTTAGCCTTCGTATAAGTATAGTTAGTTTTGCATCTGTATTGCTTTTAAGGAGAAACATAATGGCATTCGCAAAAGCAGCAGGTCATGGTAATTTACCAAACGGTAATTTCTCGCCAGTGATCTATTCCAAACAGGTGCAGCTTGCATTCCGCAAGGCATCTGTTGTTGACGCAATCACAAACTCCGATTATTTCGGTGAGATTGCAAACATGGGTGACTCAGTTAAAATCATCAAAGAACCTGAAATCACCGTGAAGTCATACGAACGTGGTACACAAATCACACCACAAGATTTGGATGATGAAGATTTTTCATTGACTATTGACAAAGCTAACTACTTTGCCTTCAAGGTCGATGATATTGAGGAAGCTCATAGTCACGTCAATTTCCAAAGTCTTGCAAGTGATCGTGCTGCATATCGTTTGGCAGACCAAATGGACCAAGAAGTTCTTGGCTATCTATCTGGTTGGAAACAATCTGCATTGCACACAAATGCAGACACTGTGAATGATGTTGTAAATGGCGACAAAGCTATTGATACAGCTTCAGATGGTGCTAACCTAGTTGGTGCAGAACTATTGACAAATATGTCACTAGATGCGTCTGACTTTACTAATACATCTGGTACTGCAGGTACTGCAAACCAATCTATTGGTATTGAGCCTCGTGCGGGTGGCGCAACTGCTGCAAAGTCTGCAACTGCAGGTAACGCATTTCCGTTGCAAATTATTGCACGTATGTCACGTTTGATGGACCAACAAAATGTTGATACATCTGGACGGTGGCTTGTAGTTGACCCAGTATTCCTAGAAGTACTAAAAGACGAAGATTCACGTTTGTTGAATGCAGACTTTGGTGGTTCAGGTCTACAGAACGGTTTGGTTGTAAACAATCTACATGGATTCCAAGTTCATGTGTCTAACAACCTACCTTCATTGAACACAGGTCCATCAGCAACTGGTGGCTCTAACGCAACTAACTTTGGTGTTATTGTAGCAGGTCATAATTCAGCCGTTGCAACTGCAGAGCAGATCAACAAAACTGAAACATATCGTGACCCTGACTCATTTGCAGACATTGTTCGTGGTATGCACCTATACGGTCGCAAGATTCTTCGTCCAGAAGCAATCGTTACTGCAGCATATAACTTGGCGTAAGGGAGGATTAAACAATGGGTAAATCTACTTCTTTGTTGTCAAAAGCATACATGGTTGAGAAGGAAGTCGAACTTCCAACTACAACTGGTACAGTGACAGGTCCAACTGTTGGAGCAGGTACTCTTGTTCTAGCAGCAGGTGTTGAGTTGATTGATGCAATGGACTCAGCAGACTATGACGTTACAGTTACAGATGGCACAACTACATTTATGGCTGCTACAGCCGTAGACAGTGGTTCTGCAGGTGACTTCGCATTTGGTACTCAAACACAGGGTATCATTGCAGCAGAAGACACAATCGACGTAACTGGTACTGCGACTGCTTCTCCTGCAGCAACAGTGACTGCTCGTGTATGGGCAATCGTTGCTGATGTTAACGAAGCAACACGTGGTGCGGCAGAAGTTGTCCGTGACACACTTGCTTAATTAAAACACTCTAAGGGGCAGGGCAACTTGCCCCTTTAGGCTTATTTAAAGGATTTAAACATGGCTATTACAACAGCAATGTGTAACAGTTTTAAGACAGAGTTACTAAATCGTTTACATGATTTAGACAGTGATACTTTAAAACTAGCTCTTATTAAAGCTACACCTACAGGCACATACAATAAAGACACAACAAACTATTCAGATGTAACAGGTAATAGTGATGAAGCTTCAGGCACAGGCTATACAGCTACAGGTGCAACATTAAGTGGTGCAAGTATATCTTTATCAGGAGATACTGCTATTGTTGACTTTACTGATGTAGTATTTAGTTCTTCTACAATTTCAGCAGATGGTTGTATTATTTATAATGCCACTACAGGTAGAACAGGTTTAACGGCAGGTGCTGCTATTGCCGTAATTGATTTTGGTGGAACTAAAACATCCACAAACGGTGACTTTACTGTTGAGTTTCCTCCTTCTGGTGGTGGTTCTCCAGATAGTAGTAACGCAATTATTCGCATAGCTTAATAAAGGCTTACCTTAATGGCTTTTGTAATAAAAGACAGAGTAAAAGAAACTACAACTACAACTGGTACAAGTGATCTTGTTCTTAGTGGTAGTGTAAGTGGCTTTCAATCATTCTCTAATGCTTTAGCAGATGGAGATACTACATACTATGCTCTGTTTGAAGTTAGCACTAACGAGTGGGAAGTAGGTATAGGTACGTGGACAGAGAGTACAACTACTCTTGCTCGTACTACTGTACTTGCTTCTTCTAACTCAGGTAGTAAAGTTAGTCTTACTGCACAAGCTGAAGTCTTTATTACACAACCTGCAGGTAAAGCTGCTTTCTTTAATCCTGATGGTGATCTTGATCTTAATCGTGATCCTCAGTCTGCATTACAAGCTGCGACAAAGCAGTATGTAGATACGATTGCTGCAGCAGGTCTGCATTATCATGATCCTGTACGTGTTGAGCAAGAAGGCAACCTAAGTGCTACATACGACAACGGCACTGCAGGTGTAGGAGCTACACTAACTAACAACAGTACACAGGCAGCATTGACAATTGACGATGTTGCTTTGTCACTTAATGACCGTGTACTTATCTATGAACAAACAAATGGTTACGAAAACGGTGTATACACAGTAACCAACGTAGGCTCTGCAAGTACTAACTGGGTGCTTACTCGTGCTACAGATGCTGACAGTTATGCCCCATCTGATCCTGACTCACTAGGTCAAGGTGACGCATTTTTTGTACTTGAAGGTACAGCAGGTGCAGGTGAACTATACGTAATGAACACCGAAGGTACAATTACCTTTGGTACAACTAACATTACATTTACTCAGGTTGCAGCTACTGCTGTTTATACTGCAGGTACAGGTCTAACTCTTACAGGTACAGAGTTTGCTGCTGCACAAGATATTTCTACGAGTGCCTCTCCTAGCTTTTCAGGTATTACTGTAGGTGATAGTCACACTATCGGTAACGATGTAGGTGATAACCTCACCCTTACATCTTCTACAGGCGAAAACATAATATACAACAGTGCTGCAGGAACACATGCATTTAAGTCTAATGGTACTTCTACTGTTACTTTTGATAGCTCTGGTAATATTACAGTCACAGGTACTGTAGACGGACGTGACATTGCAACAGATGGTTCTAAGCTAGATGGCATTGAAACAGGTGCTACTGCCGATCAAACTAAGGCAGACATTGATGCACTTGGTATTAACGCAGCAACACTTGATAGCTTAGATAGCACACAGTTTATTCGTAGTGATGCGAACGATACATCGACAGGTAAACTAACCATCTCTGGCTCTGGCACTATTGGCGGCTCAACAATATCTAATGGCTATCTACAAATAACAGATGGCTCTAATACAATAGGGTTTGATGGCAACGAGATTGTCAGTAGTTCAACTTTATACATAAGGCCGTTGTCTGGTACTCTTGAACTAAATAATGGTGCCGCAACAAATGTTACGGGCAACTTAAACGTATCAAGTGGTGTAGATGTTACGGGCAACATCACAGTAACAGGTACAGTTGATGGCGTAGACATTGCAGCATTGAATACATCTGCACTTACCACAAGCACCACATTCGGCGGTGACGTAAGTGGCACATATGATGCAATCGTCGTTGCGAATGACAGTCACTCACATGCGTTTAATAACCTTACAAGCAAAACGTCTGGGACAGGTGAATACTCTACAAACAATGCCATAACCTCTGGCAGAGGAAGTGGTGGTATATCACTTACCGTTAACGATGGCTACGGTAATGCTAATATTACTTTTAACCACAAAAATGGTGTACCTGAACAAAACGGACAATCGGGTCGTATTACGTTAAATACTGATAATACCGTGTCTGGCAATGCTCAAATGGACTTTGAGTTAGGTTTAGGCACTTCAGGCACAGGAATTAATCTACCCCCTGTCTTCTCTTTGTTTGATGACGAAGTAAAAACATGGCAACCTTTAACTGTAACTGGCAACATAACAGTTTCAGGCACAGTTGATGGTGTAGACATTGCAGGTTCTATTAACCAAGCTGTAACTACAACATCTAGTCCTACATTTGCAGATGTAACAGCAACATCATTTAGTGGAGATGGTTCAAACTTAACAAATGTAGCAGCATCAACAGTTTTAGTTAACGAAAGCACTGACGATACTAACGATTATAATGTCTTGTTTTCTACTACAACAGGTGCCGCAGGTGTTCAAATGTCACCTGTAACAGATGATGGTGGATTAACATTTAACCCTGGTACTAATCGTTTAGTCGTAGAAAATCTTGATATTGGCAACGCAATAAGACATAGGACAGATACAGATACATACTTTCAATTTCACAACAATTCTAACCAAGCACGAATTGTTTGTGCAGGTGCAGAGGTTATGGAGTGGGGTGCAAACTATGCCAAGCTAAGTGATAACGACTATTTGTGGCTTGGAACAGGTGCTGACTTCCGCATCGGCCACAATGGCACAAACACTATTATGCGTAATTACAACCACGCAGCAGGTGACATCTACATCCAAGGTGAGGACACATCTGGCCTCAATCACACTATGGCTGCTTTTTATTCATCTAATGCTGCCCCTTATGCAGGGTTGTGGTATGATGGAACAGAAGTCTTTACGACTGTTAGTGGCGGTGTAAACATAAACGGCAATCTGAATGCTGTAGATAATATCTATGTTGCTGATAGGATTTATCACGAGGGTGATACTGACACATACATTGAGTTTGGTTCAGACTCAATCGGATTTAAAGCAAGTTTTATAGAGCATCTTACTGTAAACTCTTCTGGTGCAAGTGCTACACTTTTTAAATCAACAGGAGCACTAAGAGAAAATTATAGTGCATTGTCGGGCACAACGCCAACTTGTAATTTAACTGCTGCAGGTGCATTTAGCCTTACAATGACAGGCAATACTACTTTTACTTTTAGTAATGCAGTTAGTGGTGATAGCCACGGATTTGTTATAGAACTAACGGGCAACGGCGGCACAGTTACATGGCCTACAAGTGTAGAATGGGCAGGTGGTACAGCCCCAGACGCACCTGCTTCAGGTGAGACTGACATTTACGTTTTCTGGACACGTGACGGTGGTACTACATGGTATGGTGTACTTTCTGTTGATGCTGCTGCATAAGGAGTAACTTATGGCCTTTTCACAGAATCCTTTTTCCGTAGCAAGCTTCGGTGAAAGCTATGAACAGGCTGACTTAACTGTTACACTTTCTGGTGTACAAGGTACAACAACAGTTAACGGTGATGGTGTTGATGCACGTTCTATTGTTACTGTACCACTCACAGGTGTACAAGCTAATACTACTGTAAGCAATGTAACCATAATAGCTAAAGCAGTAACTACAGCTAATAGTGTATCTGCTACTGGAACCATTGGTACTCCAACAATAATTGAAGGTACTGGTGTAACAGCTACAATAAGTGGCGTAGCAGCAACAGGCAGCATAGGTAGCTTAACGGTAGATGCTGAAGCTGTTGTATCTCCTGATAGTGTAGAAGCTACAGGTACGATAGGAACTGTAACAGCTATTGCTCCTGCTGATGTAACAGCAACAGGTGTATCTGCTACAGGTTCTGTTAATACAGTAAACATTAAAGCTAAAGCTGTTGTAATACCTGATAGTGTTGAAGGTACAAGTGCAGTAGGTAGCCCTACAGCAAAAGCTGAAGCTAAGATTACACTTAATGGTGTGTCGGCTACAAGTACAGTAAATACTGTAACAGTTATAGCACCTGCTAATTTAACACTCACAAGTGTACTAGCAACGTTTACTATAGGCGATGAAACTGTAACAGCAGTACAGTTTGACTACGAAGCAGTAAAAGAAAACTATAGTAGACATCGTACACAGTATATAGAAGCTCCTGCAAATAAAATAACTGCAAAATCTTCTGTAAAAGAAATGCCAAGAGCTATTTATGTAGCAACCACTAGTGAAACAAGAACGGTATATGTTGCTGCAGGAGAATCTAGGACAGTATACATTTCACCTGACAATAAAGATAGACGTGCAAAAGCAGCTTAAAGGAAAATACAATGTCATTAAAATGGCCTAACAAAGACCCTGATGAAACACTTGACTATAGTATAGATTGGTCACGTTTTCTTGGCAGTGCAACTATAACATCTGTAACTTGGTTTGTTGATGCTGCAGACGGTACTAAAACAGAATTGTCAGACAGTGGCCCATTAGTAAACGGAATACAATTAGTGTCTTCTACTAATACAAATACTGTAGCTACGGCAAATATTGGCTCTGGAACAGATAATGTAAGATATAAATTTACTTGCCAGATTACAGACTCAAATGGCTTAGTTGTTGAACGTACTGTATTCTTGCGTGTGAGGGAAAAATAATGGCATACAATTTTCTTGGTCTTGTTAATGAGGTAAACCGTAGGCTTAATGAAGTAGAATTAACAAGTTCTGACTTTGCTACTGCTACAGGTTACTATAATACAGCTAAAGATGCAGTTAACTCTTCTATACGACATATTAACCACGAAGAGTTTGGTTGGCCTTGGAATCACGTAGAAGAAGAAGATGTACTTACTGCAGGTGTAACTCGTTATGGTTATCCCTATGATGCTAAAACAATTGACATGAATAGTTTTAGAATTAAACGTAATAGTAACTTAAATATCTCAACTACAAAATTACAGAGCATGACCTATCAAGAATATCTTGACAAGTATTCTGACTATGAGTACAATGATAGTACAGGTATGCGTGGAAAGCCAAGATATGTAGCAAGAACACCTAGTCAAGAATTTATAATATTTCCTACACCTGATAAAGCATATGAATTAGTATATGAATACTATCGTAATCCTGTAGAATTAGAATTATATGATGATGTACCTACAGTACCTCAAGAGTTTAAACACGTAATTACTGATGGTGCTATGTACTATGCATATCAATTTAGGGGTGATGGACAAACAGCACAACTATCTCAACAAAAGTTTGAGCAAGGCATAAAGTATATGCGTAGCTTGCACATTAATACTTATGACTATGTACGTTCTACTGTAAAGTATAGCAATCCAAATACATTTGGTTTATTGAAAGTGTAATTAAATGACTACAGCTTGGTCCACATTTCCTGTACAGTTTACAGGTGGTTTGGTTACTAACATCAGCCCCTTGCAACAAGGTATAAATGCTGTAGGTTCTGCATTCATACTGCAAAACTTTGAACCGTCATTAGACGGTGGTTATCGTAAACTAGCAGGATACACTAAATTTGCAGAGTCGTTTGATTCTGGTGGGTCACCTACTAATAACCCAGTACTAACTGGATCAGGTGTAACACAAGCTCTTGCTATTGTAGAAAACCCAGAACAAAAAAGAATTATTGCAGCACGTAGTGGTGTTTATTATATTATAGATGCAACAGATACCACACCTGCATGGTCTTCTTTAGTTACAGCTTCTGACACTACATTTACTAGAGCAAGACACGTAAGTTATAATTTTAATAATACATTAAAACTTGTATTCGTAGACGGTGTAAATTATCCTGCATACTATAATGATAGTACACAATCTATGACCTATTTAACTAGCAGTGGTGTAGGTAATAGTTCAGTTGAAGGTGCAAGCATAGTAGAGCTATTTAAAACTACACTGTTTTTTGGTAACGGCACAGAGTTAATATTTACTTCACCTTATTCAGACACAGACTTTGATCCTGCAAACTTAGCAGGTAGCATCGGTCTTAACTCTGAAATAACAGGACTTAAAGTTTATCGTGATTCTTTAATTATATTTTGTCGTGATAAAATTATGAGACTAACAGGTTCAAGCCGTGCTGATTTTGATGTAAGTGCAATTACAGAAGACCTTGGTTGTTTGAGTGCAGACTCTATACAAGAAGTTGGTTCTGATATTATGTTTCTTGGTCCAGATGGACTACGTACATTAAGTTCAACAGAACGTATTGGTGACTTTGGAATTGATGTTGCATCTAAAAATATAAGACCTACAGTAAATGAAA